CTCGCGTTCCTCGGTGGCTCACTGTCGTTCGACGGTACCGGGTCGTTCGGTAATACGTCCCTCTTTGTTTCGGACTTCGTTGCCGCTAACACGGTCATTGCCGGCACTCGCGCCGCCGCATCGTTCCACGAACTTTCGCCAGCGCTGCGCGTGAACGTGGCTAACGTGGCTAACGGTGGCATTGACGCCGGACTCTTTGGGTACTGTGCGACGGTCGTAAATCAGCCTGCGGGCCTCGCAGTCGCAACGCTGGACCTGCCGTAATCACCCCAAACCGCTACGCGCTCCGGGCCTCCCAGCGCGACGCGTAGCCCCCAGGTGCCGGGACTTTCACCCCCGAGGGTCCCGGCACCACCCACCCGAAAGGATCACCATGGCCGAGCCGTTAGTCACGGGCGAGGATGTGCGTAACTATCTGCGCCTCCAGGACTCCGCTGACGCGGCATGGCTCCAGGACGCGGCGGACGCGGCCACGGATTACGTCAACTCACTGTCGCACGTCGACGCGACAGTGTGGGACTACCGGACCCGCACCGGCGCCATCATGCTGGCCGGTCGCCTGTACTCCAGCCGCAACGCACCACTGGGCGCGGCAGGTTTCGATTCCATGGGTGGCGTGATCTCAGCTAGGACCGATCCCGAGGTGGCCCGCCTGCTCCGCATCGGGCGCTACACCCCGCCAGCAGTTGACGGGCCGGTGATCGTGGAGTGAGCGGCACCTACGCGACGGTCATGGGCGCTATGTGGAACGAGATCAACGCCCTGGGCTTACGCGTCACCGATGACCCTATGAGCGTGAACCCGCCATGTGTCGTCATCGACCCGCCCAGCATTGACCGGCTCACCATGGGGCACTACAACATCCGCCACCAAATCCACATCGTCGCGCCCGGTGGCACTGGCACAGCTGACGCACTAGCCACGCTTGACTCCATGCTCGATATTTTGGTGGACGCGCTCGACCCATCAAGCATCGAACCATCCACCTACACATTGGGCAGTACCGGCGACGGTGCCCCAGCTCTAACCCTCACCCTGGAAAGGTCCAACTAGCATGACGATTACAGACTCCCGCGTACGCGCCGGTGAACTCACTTTGGACGGCGACTCCTACGCCACCCAGCCGACAAACGTACGTATCACGCCATCCCATGAGTCCGACGGCGACCGCATCGAGGTCCTGGACGGCTCCGAAATCCAACCCACCTACAAGCGCCGCAACACGCTGAACCTAGAGGCCATCCAGGACTTTGATAACACCGCTGGCCTGATCGCCCTGTCATGGGATCAAGACCTCGAAACGATCCCATTTTCATGGACCCCTGACCCCGTCGGCCCGACCTATTCCGGTGATGTGATGGTCATGGCCATTGAGGTCGGTGGAGTCGTCGGTGAACGTTTGACCACGACCGCTGAGTGGGAAATCATTGGCGCCGTCACTGTCACCCCGTACGCCCCATAAGTCATGGCTCTCGATGCGACAGTCAAAATCGAGGGCTTAGCCAAACTACAGCGGGAACTCAAACAGGCCGGCGAAGATGTCCAAGACCTGAAAGAGGCCAGCACTAAGGCCGCGCTGATCGTTTTGGCTGAGGCCAAACGCACCGCGCCGGTCCGATCCGGGGCGTTGAAGAAATCACTCCGGAAAAGTGTGACGAAAACGTCCGCCGGTGTGCTCGGCGGAAAAGCCCTAGTGGTGCCCTACGCCCAGCCGATCCACTGGGGATGGCCTAAGCGCGGTATCCGCCCTAACCCGTGGGTTTCGCGGGCCGCAGTAATGACTCAACCGCAGTGGCTACCCGGCTACATCGCGGAAATAGATAAAGCAACAGCGAAAGTGAAGGGGGCACCAGGTGGCAGGTCCCGCTAATCTCCGGATCAACATTTTCGCCAACGCCAAACAGGTCGGTACAGAACTAAACAAAACGAAAAAAAAGTTTGAAACCTTCGGCAAGGGTCTAAAGGTCGCGGGCGCTGGTATCGGCGCAGCTGTGGGCGCGGGTTTCGCCGTGATCATCGACAGCGTCCGAAAGGCCGCCGAAGAAGAAACAGACATCAAACGCCTACAGACAGCAATCGAAAACGCCGGCGGGGCGTTCGCCGGGTCCACCGATGACGTCGTGGCATGGGTCGATGAGATCAAACGATCCTCGACCTTCACCGATGATGAACTACGCCCAGCGCTGGCGAACTTAGTCAACGCCACCGGGGACGTCACCGAGGCTCAGGGGCTACTCAGGACCGCCATGGACCTATCGGTGGCGTCCGGGAAACCCCTGGACACTGTGACCGGCGCAGTGGCTAAGGCCGCTAACGGCCAAACAGGGGCGCTAAAGAAACTATTCCCGGAACTAAACACCCAGGCCAACAAGAACAAAACGGGCGCGGAACTGCTGGACATCCTCGCCGGCAAATACAAGGGCGCCGACACTGCCGCCACTAACACCACTAAGGGTGGCCTGAAACTTTTCTCGGAAAGCATTGACGATTTACAGGAGGACCTGGGCGAGAAACTGCTCCCCTATCTCCAAGACTTTACGGACTGGGCAGCCTCACCCGAGGGCCAGAAAACGATCGAAAACATCGCCGACGTCGTCGAGCTGCTCGCTGAGGCGTTCATCAAGGTCGCCGGGGGTATCGATGAAACCATTATCGGGTTCAAGTCCATCGCCGCTTTCTTCAAGTCCAAGGAATATTCACTGTGGCTGGATTTTCTAAAGTTTACGAACCCGGTGGCCTATGCCGCTCTCCGATCAACGCGCCCGGATAACCCGCGCCCATTGGCGGACCTTTTGCGCGAGGTCGTCAACGGCGTCCCCGTTTCCCGCCCACCACAGTCCAAGGGCCGCGACGAGCGCGACAGCTACCGCACATCGAGCACCACGGTTATCAACATCTCCACCCTTGACCCAGCCGCCGCCGGTGTGGCGGTGCGCCGTGCCCTGAACACGGACACCACGCGACGTGGGAACCTCAGGATCGGTGGCTGATGTCCCTCCTGCTGCTCTACGTCAACGGAAACGTGCTGTCCAACGACACAGTGCTCACCGATGTCGAGATACAAATGGGCGCACCCTACGGCGTAGGGCAAGCCTCAGGCGACCCGTCTTCGTGTACGTTCCGCGTCGCGAACCTGTCAACAGCTGACGAAATCATGCCCGGCGACCTGATCCAACTTTTCAGCATCGAGCCGGTGCTGGGCTACGTGCCACGTTTCACGGGCCGGGTCTATTCCAGGCGCATCCAGTGGGAAGGCGTCACGCGCTCCATCACCACGATCGCCGCATCCGGCCCGTTGGCCATCCTGAACCGTATCTATGTCGGCGATGACCCGTGGCCAGCGGAAACCGATGGGGACCGCCTGGCACGCATCCTGGCATTGGCTGAGGAGCAAACCGGCACCCCATACAGCGCCGATCCCGGGGGCGTCACAGTTTTGGCCCGTGATGTGGACCGCCAGCCCGCCGGCGACCTTGCCCGCCTCTACGCAACGTCCGGCCTCGGTCTACTCACCGACTCACCGGACGGCACGATCCGCTACCTGGACCGTTTCCACGCGGTGGACGTGGGCGCAGAGTTTGCCCTAACCCCCGCCAGCATCGAGGACTCACTGGACGTCATCTCGACCACTGAAACACTGGTCAACGAGATCACAGTGGGCTACGGCACGCGCGTGGACGGTGTGGAGCGCACGACGGTGAGCGCGATCAGCACCGATAGCCAGTCGTTCTTTGGCTACTACGGGGCAGATTTTGACTCCGAACTGGACGACGCGGGCGACGCCCTCGATGTGGCTAATGAGTACATCTACCGGAACAGCCTGCCCGGTAATACGTTGCCCACAATCACTATTGATCAGCGCATCCGGCCCGACCTATTGCCGGAAATCATCATCGGTGACGTGTGTTTCATCACGGGCTTGCCCCAGCCGTCCCCAAACTTTCTTTTCGCCGTGATCACGTCCTACCGGGAAACATGGGCCACGCAGTCACAATGGCAGATCGAGCTAGAACTTGTGGATGGGCGTTATTGGGGCCGCGGCACTATCTGGGATGACGTCGATGTGGGCATCCTGTGGAATAACGTGGACCCCGGTTTTACCTGGAACAATGTGGGCGAACTCATCAACGGCGCTGAGGGTTTTGACCGATGGACAGATACCCCGGCTAACTACTTTTACGACAACATCCCCGCGACCGCGTGGGCTGACTGGACAGGATAAGGACAAATGGCAACTACACCCGAGCATGGCTGGCCAACGCCAGACAACACCGACCGCGTGGCAGACGGCGCCTCAGCCATCCGCGCATTGGGCGACGCCATTGACGGCGACCTGCCCTTCATTTACACCGCCGCCGGCACAGTGGGCACCCTCGCCGCTGG